GCTCCACCAAAAGGTGCATATCCGAACCCCTTCTTCTTTGTGAAGATGTGCTTCGGATGTGTGTTAAAAATCGAGGACATGGTTTGACCCATGCCCTCGATTTTTGTTTGTAATTATTCGCTGGGAGTATTGCTCTGCTTGAACAATGCGGGGAAAGTCTTGCTCAGAGCATCGAAGCCGCCGTTCGCAGCCAGAGCCACGATGATGCCGTTGAACAGGATCAGCACGGCGTTCTCCACGGTGAGAGTACCGATGAAGAAGTTGGCGGGATACAGGATGAGCAGAGCCACGATGTAAGACCACACCTGAGTGGGGATCTTAGCAATGAAGCCCAGGTTCTTGGTGAACTGGGTGACGATCAGCACCATTGCGAGTGCCCCGGCGTGAGTAGCCAGCATTTCCCATGTTACGAATTCCATACTTTTTACCTCCTAAATTTTCAAAATGTATCAGACTCGCTTGGTGTAAGCGAGGCTAATCCAACCAGCACCGCTTTTCAGCTTACCCCAGCCGTTGGATTCCTCCACGATGGTGTAAGTACCCTTGTCCTTGATACAGCCGACAATGGCGTGGCTCGTGCCAGCACCCTTGCGGATGTTCAGGGCAGATGCGGTGACCTTGACGAGATAGGGCTTGAACTCCTCGACCTCATTGGCTTCGTAGATGTCTTCAGCATCCACCCAGCCGTAGACATTGGAAGTGCCGCCCTTCACCGCTACCAGATGGTAGGGGTGCTTTCCCTTCATGTAGGGATCCAGCGTGATGGTAGCCTTACCGGGCTTGCACGCCACAGGATTGTCGCTGTTGGCGTGAGCGTAGTGCTTCTTACCCGTGAAGGTAACGACAGTACCCTTCTCCAGCTTGACCTTCTCCACGCTCTCAGAGCCGTTCTGAGCGGGTTTTACCACGGTGAGGAACTTGGTCGAGATGGGACTGTTGATGGCGTTCTTCCCATCCTCAGAGTCATCGATGACCGCTCTGTCACCCTCGACCTCAACGACAAACCAGTTCTTAGCCTTGACCCAGCCGGGGACGGTCTTGCCGTTGTAGTAGGTGGCGTTGTCAGCGATCTTGACCAGATCGTCCACATGGATTTCGGAGGGCTTTACGACAGGCTTTTCCTCCTCCGCAGGAGCGGAGCCGAGCAGCTCGTTGACCCTACGGGCGATCTCACCGTGGCGATCATACAGGTACTGACCGGGGCAACTCTTATTGGCGTAGTCACGATGGACGGTCATGTTGCACCCGTTCAGGTGATTGACACGCTCGTTCTTGTCGGTAGACCACACCAGTTTCTTGATCCCGTTACGCTTGCAGATGTCAGCCACGAGAGCGATCAGCACCTCGAAAACATTATCCTTGACAGCGTAGGGATGCTTGGTGTCGCTGGCAACCTCGATGGTAACCGCACGATGGTCGTTGGCAGAGGAAGAAGTACACCAGGAGCGATTCTTCTCCTCGCAGTACATACCGACTCTACCGTCCGCACCGATACCGTACTGGCAGGATGCCTGTCGGCTGGTGGGGGCAAAGATGTTGCCCAGGGTTTCCACGGAGCATTGACCGACCACGCAATGGATGGTGATGGTGTCAATGGCGTGCTTACGCTGCCCGGAATGGTTGGGACTCAGTTTGGTGTATGCCACCAGGGGGCTGTTGGTATATGCCATTACTCATCACCCCTTCCGTCAGTCAGTTCAGCGATGGTTTCCTCGGTGATTTCCTCATCGGCAGGAATGTCAAAACCGAGGGTCTTCTTGATGTCTTCCATGATGGTGACCTCCTTAGTTTTCGTGGGCTTTTTGGTTCAGATACTTATCAATCTTACCGATTGCTTCGGTGACAGCACCGTTACACCCTTGTTCTTGCAAGCCCTTCAGACAAGCCAAGAGTCCATACATCACAAGAGTCTGTTCCTCCTGGATGGTATGCACATCGTCATGATGCCGCTGCTTCAGCATTTTCATGTCTTCCTTGATCTCAGCGATCGTTGCATCCTGTTCCTTCTGATGCTCAATCCACTTGAACAGCTTCCAGAACAGAGTGACAAAGGCAGACACAGCACCCACAACAGCACTCGCAGTCAGTATCGTATCGACACTCACATACATTTCACATCCTCTCCTTCCTACCGTAGTTAGTCGATCACGACTTCCCAGCCAGCAGGATAAGCGTCAGGACTCCAAATGTTGTTGTCGATCAGACTGACATATACCGTGCCGTTGTACATAACCTTATCCCCGGTCATATAACCGTTCGTGCTTTCCGGCTGTTCCCATTCGGGAATGACGGTGGGATCGGGGATGAGAACCTTTGCATACAGCGAAGGTGCTACATCGGGTGTCCAGTCGGACTGACTGGTATGTTCCGACAGCACGGAATACAGAGTATCGCCGTAGCGAACCCTAAACCCGGCGGTGTAAGCCATACCCTCCTGCCACTTGGGATAGAGGGACGGGGCTTCCAGAGCATCCTTGTCATCAAGAAACTGAGCCGCCTTTTCGATGTAAGGGCGTAATTTATACGCCAGTTCCAAGAGGGTCATTTACTCCACCCCCAGCAAAATCTTCGCAGCGGCGAGTTCTTCCTCCAGAGCGGTGACCTTTGCGGTCAGTTCCGCACGGGTGAGCACCTCCTCCGGGGTGACATCTTCGGGTGTTTCAGGAGCGGTGTCTTCGGGATCCTCCTGCACCAAAGTATCCACCAGGGTGAGATACTCGGTAGTGGTGATGACCATGGCGAGGATCGGTGCGTTGGGCAACGGCTCCTTGTCGTAAAGCTGGTAGATGGTACTACCGTCCAGCGACAGGATGCCCTGGGCTTTCCGCTCGGTGCATCTCACCAGCACGCCGTTGGACTGCTTGTACACATACACGGGAGTGGGATGTGCTTCCACAGCAGTAACGACATCATCCTTGATTACCTTGATATACAGCATTGTGGTTACCTCCTTGATATGAATAATTGAGCATACAAAATTTCCATATTGTTCAGAGTGCGATGTGCGTTGAACCGCTTCGCATGACTGCTCCAGCTTTGGAAAGAATTGTAGACATCCCGATAGGTCATCTTCCCGGCGAGATACCGCCGTTGCAATTTCTTCATTTTTCTCCGCTGGCGTACAATGCTGGACGGGTGAATCTTACGAATGACTTTCCCAGTCGGTGTGACAAACATCCGTACCTTGAGAAATGTGAAGCCGTGGGTCAGCTTGATGATATGAGTTTTTCGCTCACTCAGTTGCAGACCCAACTCTGCACACTTCTCCCGGATCCGCTCCCGACAGAATTTCAGATATTCCTTGTCTTCGTGGATGAGATAGAAGTCATCCATATACCGCCCGTAATACTTGATCCGCAGAACCTCTTTCACATAATGATCGAGAGTGCTTGCCACCGCAGGAGCGAGAAGCTGACTGATCTGACTACCCAGCCCAAGACCTTTGCGGGATTCGGGAGGTGTGTCGGGATCAAACTGCTTAATCATGTCCTCGGTTAAACCAAGTAAACGAAGGTCGTGGAAATCTTTCCGCAGGAGTTTCATGACAGCCCAATGCATGATATTGTCGAAGAACGAGGTGAGATCGCCAATCAAGATATAGCCGGAGGAACCATGCTTTCGGATGTGTTTCTCCAGATGGCATTTCATCCTTCTCACAGCGAAATCGTAACCCTTGTCCTTCATACACGCCCCGTTGTCATGAATGAAAGTGCTACCCACCACGGGAACCAAACCGTTGTCGCACAGACAACGCTGAACAACTCGCTCACCTATAATCGTGCTACGGATGTGCCGTTTCTTCCCACGCTCGAAAATATCAAACTCGAAGAACTCCGGGCTTTTATAAGTCCCGTGGTTCAGCTTCCACCATGTGTTGTACACATACAGCGGTGCTTGTGAGATGTACCGTTGAACGCTGGCTTTCCACGAAACATTCCTACGGCATTTCTTATAGGCTTTGTACAGATTTTCGTATGTGAAAACCTTCTCGTAATTATCCGCATCAGCCCACTTTGCTATCTTGGCTTTCGCTCGTGCAGCTTTACGGCGTTGGTATCGCAATTCGTGTCTTTCTTCACTCGTCATAGGGAAATCGCCCACTTCGTATGGTTTTTCGGATGGGTTGCACTAACCACCTAAAGTCACCGGGCATGAAATATCAGATCACCCATCAACCGATACCATGCAAGCAGCGTCCGCCCGGACTTATCGAAGTCTTTATTTACCTTGGTAGGAAGGTCATGCTCTCCTTCTCTCCCTCTCAGCCAGATTTCACCACGGGGGTTACTTTGTCTGCCAAGAAGAAGCCGAACACCGGGAGAGGAGCCGAACGACACGCCATTCGAGTTGTTGGCGTTGTTGTTGTTCGAGTTGCCGTTGTTGTTCACATTGATGAAGTTGGTGCTGTTGGATGCATTCGGAGAACGCAACCACCAGTTCGCTGCACTCAAAATTTACAGAGCATAACCTATGAAATTCATTGAAGCAGATATTTGTATCTGCGTTTATCGGCATCGAGAACGCCCTTGATAAGACCGATCTCCTTGCTGATGAGAGATACCCACTCTCGCATGGTTTCACCGTCAATAGGAGCAAACTTGCCCGCCATCTCGATTTGACCGATGAGGGTGTGTAAAAGGGCTTTCGCTCTGAGGAAGTGATCCCTACGGACTTGAACCTCATGAGCATTGGTCGGATAGGTGCTGTTGCCCTCCATTACAGCATCATGGATGCCCCACGCTGTTTCGACTATTCGGGTGGTCAGCGTGAAAGTGAAACGCTTGGGGATTTTCTTACATCTACGCAAGGTGAATTCCAACAAAGCCCGTGCGTTATGTAAGAACTCCATTTCCGACTCATTACGAGCAGCTCTTGGTACAGACATATATCCTCCCTCCTGTTACCCACCCCACAAGGGGGTGGGATTTTTAGATACAGGATTAAACACAGAAGCCGAACGACACGCCATACGAGGTGTTGGCGTTGTGGTTGGTCGAGTTGCCGTTGTAGTACACACTGACGAAGTTGGTGCTGCCGGATGCATTCGGAGAACGCAACCACCAGTTCGCTGCACTACCCGTACCGTTGTAGGTCTTCTTGATGCGGGAATTGTTATCAGTAAAGATACTGAATGTCATTTCCTCTGCATCGGGATCGACCTCATCGCAGTACGGGACGGAGGTAGTGTTGAAACCAACTTCTGCCTGGGAGAATAGGAACAGATTGTCCTCGGAGGTGAGGATCGTGGGATAGGTATCACCTTCGGATGCCAGCACCTCAACCTTCTTAATCATGGCTTGCCATTGTACGGGCAGAGCCGGGAAGACGGTTTCGTTCAGGTAGGTACGCATCTTAGATGCATCCCAGCCGCCGACATTGGTGTTGCTGCTGTTCATCTGATAGTTTGCGTTCATCAAACCGACCATACCAAATACGACCGGGGCGAACTCGCCGCTACCATCAGCCAGCTTGTAATGATTGAAACCATACACCGCCAGGGTGATTTCCCTATCCTTGAAAGCGGTGGTGGAGGGAACGATCTTCACCTTGTCACCGACCTTGAAGTAACTCTTGGCGTTACCCGTGGAGATAATGCCGTAGAACTCAGCAAGGGTGTAACCGCTGTTATCCTGGGGATTGTCGGAATACAGGAAATCATAGCCAGATGCTACGGTGTCGGGCATCACAGGGCTGACGAAAACAGCGTGGACATCCATGTCGGACACAACGCTCGTGGTCAGATCATCCCAGCCCATCCAGATTGCACCCGTATCGGATACCAGAGGATCACCGGGGTAATCAACGCCGGAGTAGGCTTCCACGCCGGAGATCGTTGCGATCAGTTCCGTATGAGCCGTATCCCGCCACCAGTTGACGGTGTAGGTACGAACTGCTTCGGAATATCTCGCCGTGACGGTGGTGTTGCCCAGGATGTAGTTGAAGGACACATCCCAGCCAATGTAGGTGAACACCGTATCGACCGTGGACTCTCTCGTGGGAGTGGAGATGAAACCAGCCG